TGAAGACAATATTCAAAAAAAGCAATTGCCCAACTAAATGCAATCACACCAATCAACGGAAGGGCTGCAAACCAACTAAACTCTTGTCGCATTTTTAAATGACCATACCAAGCAAACGTCATAAAGACATTTGAAAAAATCAGCAATATTACTGAATAAATACCATGAGACAACATATATTTTAATCTATTTTTTATCCGGAAACAATCTGCCTATAATATCCATTACGCTTTTAACAATTGCATATCAACAAGCATTTTTGGAGTGCAAAGATAATGGAAATAATCGAATTAAGAATAATACAATGAGTTATTGCCGTAACAAACATGTTTTATTTCCAATGAACAAAAAAGCAACCAACTCCACTCTTTCAATCTGCTATTTGTTAAGAAAAAAGTTTGTTTGCTAAACCATGTTATAACAAGCGTTTTTTTATTTCTAAAATTTGGAACTATCTCAAGAATACGTATCTTTGCATTGTGTTTTTCATAGTATTAGATTTAAGGTTAACAAAAGATTGGCTGTCTGGGAAGATAGCCTTTTTTATTTTCTCCTTGCCTAGTCCCCCAAATAGTGTTACAGCTAAAAATGCAACAAAATGAAAAAGGCAGAAACAAAGAAGAATCACTTGTAAAAATAGGGGGAGTATAACAGGACAATGTTTTTCCCACATCAGAAAACATGTTTTTTACACGTACGCCCCATATAGTTATACGTACGTACAAACTCATGCGGACGTATATGAAATCTTATATGTCCAGAATAAAATTCCACATCAAAGATAAGGACGTTTTTTAAAAAGATCAAGAGCTTTTCAAAAAAGATAACCGCCTTTTAAAAAAAGAAAAGGAGCTTTTACCGAAACGTCTTGATCTTTTTTACCGTTGCCAAGACTTTGTAAGCCATTATTCTATGGAAGTACAAACCCCTTATGCACACTTCTTGCGAGAAAAAAGCCTGAAAACACCCTACTTCCTATCAAGCCTGGAATAGCCTATAAAAAATAGATATAACTGAGGACAAGCATGTTACACGAAAATATGTTTCAGAACGTTATGAGAGCATGAGAGCATAAGTGAGAACAAATATTTTTACCATCTGCATATAAGTTGTTTATAATTAGCCTGTTATACATGCAGTGATGGCATGAGGACATAAACACCCGAACTTCCTAATAAGTACGTCAAGAACATTTCCGGAAGTTATCAGAGAACAAAACGATCCTTTAAGAACCAAAATCCTCCCCACAATTTTGCAAATAAACCTCAAACAGACCGAAAGAATTGCTTTTTAAAAAACTTATTTTTCAATTGAAAGGACAGAGGAGCACTCTTTACAAGGCAAAGTTGTTTAAAAAGAAAGATAAAGAGTTGCTCGCAAATCAGGTTTTTCTAGCTTGCTCAAGAACTTTCTATTTATCATAAACTTCAAACTTTATTAAATCATTAAACCATTTCTACCCATATTTGTCATTTAGTAAACAATAAATAGATTAGATTATGGAAAAAATTATTGAGAGAAATGTCCCTATCGCAGAAGAGAATGTAACATTGTCAGGACAACCGGCAACGAATATGTTCGAAGACTGGGGTGAGGACATAACTGAAACAGATCTTTTGCATGAAGAAAAAGATAAAGGATTCTCCCCCAAAAAGAATCCCCAAAAACTGATGAAAGAAATGGATCAAATAGTGCAGGATGACATTAAAAACATTCATTAATAACCATTCATCCAATCCCCTTTATTATTTTATATTTGTCCTAGACTTGTATACGAAAATCACTTGACGAAAAGAGTATAAGGACAACTGAATACAAATAAATTGGAAACAGCTGCCATAAAAAACAGTTGTTTCCAATTTCAATTATGAACAAAATCTCTATGACGACAAATTAATTAAGATAACAACACAAGTCTTGATGCCATCCTATTGGAGCGTTATTCACCTCAGTAGGGGTGAAATGATTTATCGCAATCACATTCCTCACCCCACGTACTATATCTTTTGTAAACAACGCTGCAAGTCCTAATCCCATTCCCCATACTAACACAATAAAAAACTTTCTCATATCCTAATATATTTAAATGGTTATTCTTATGATAAAGAGAAAACAATTCCTATGCCAAAACCAGACTGGTATTGATTATCAATCAAATACATTAAGAACAAACTATTTTCAAAGAAAAAGGTCCACATTTTCATTGTAGAATATTTCTACACTTTCCCCAACAAATCAGACATGTATGTGCATCACCTTGTATCCGGCACAACAAACAACAGGAAGGATACCTTTGTAACATTCTTCCCCATCTAAATACATTGATAATATTGATAGTTGGTTAGCTGCACACAAGTACAAACAACTAACTATAAGCAGTCTCGTTATAATCCCCCAACAACAAAACAGCCATATCAACTATAAATCGTGTTCATTCATCCCAGGCAACAGTTCTTCCTGAATATTTGTCATGCTTCTCCACAAACTATAACTATAACACATAACACACTAATTATTAATCATTTATATATACATATTTTAAACTGCACACCAATTGCACACTTTTATATTTTTGTTCTATGAATAAATATCTTTATTTAGCTACAAAATAAATAAAAAAATCGATTTTTAAACAGTAAACTTCAAGAGTTATAAAGGGAACATGATAGAATACTATGTTTATCAAGAGCACAAAAGCAAACTTAGTGAAGTATCGATGCGTTTTGAAGTGAAGGAAATCCCCAGAAGAACAGGAAAAGGCAACTTATTGGGTCGCCTTGCTTTTATCGTACATTAGTTTCGTTTGAAATCCTTTAGTTATCTCGTTATCCGAATCAACTTCTTTCGACAAGACCCAAATAATAATTGGGCTTCCGTCTATCTGGTCATAACGGTTATACACCTGCTCCAACTGCCAACCAAGTTTAGACATAAAATTCATAGCTGAAACCATTGTGCGAAACTTTATCTCTTTTCCATTTTCATCCACGAACTTGTTGTCTTTCAAATCTTTCTGACCAAAATCAATTCTTACACTGACAATTCCTTTCTTTAGTGAGTTTTCATCACCGATAAGATTACAGTATGCCTTATATGGCTTCTGAGCAAATAATGAAACACTTACGAAAATAAGAAAAGAAGCTAATAAAAGTCTATTCATAACATGATTGATAAAAGTTTGTGTACAAAAATAAGAAATCAAACAAGAACATCAAAAAAAGACACAAGAAAAAAGCCCCGGCCATTATAGCCGGAGCAGTCCAATTTATAAATTTAAAGTCTTATGATGAAGATTGTCTGTTGCGCCAATATTTTTGTACTATCAACATAACGACAATCAAAACGGTTACACAAACACAGGCAAAACCGATTTGTTCAGGCAACGTGGATTCTTTTTTATCCTTTATGCTTTCTGACCGCTTTTCCTCATGAATATCGGAAGTAATATCCTTGTCGGCTTTTATCTCCGTACTGTCATTGACTACAGTTTCCTTCTTTTCATTCTTATTGAAATCACCTTCCACATGACCGTCAGCCAATAACGGAGGTTTCCCAGTCAGGCTATCGGGCGATTTTCGGGTATCATAAACTCGAAAATCAATCACATAGCTGCCATTAGTGCTTATCAGCTCTCTTAAAGAAGTAGTAGAACCATGTACGATATTGACCGATTCATTGGCACTGTCCTTCCTGATTACTTCTGTGTCTGAATTGACAGATTTATACGAGCTGCCACATGATCCGAACAGCAGGAACAGACACATGAAAGGAGCCAGCAATATATGCCGGCTTACCCAGTTCATAACTCTAACCAACATAAGAGATATCATTTATGCGGTTCATCCACCCTCTCTTAAATTTATTATTGGTCGGACGCTGACGACAAATATTTTCGATGAAATCAAACCGTGCAATCTTGATCTGATCAAACAGTTCACGAGGGTTTTGCCTGTTTATTGCTTCAAGCGTTTTAGGTCCGACAATGCCATCAGGAATCACGCCAATCAAATCCTGCGGTATTTTGATACCGTGCACTCCGCTTGCCCAGATCCAATCGACAAGGATATCAGCTATGGATTGGGATTTAATTTCGTCAGCTTTCCACCTGTCCCAATACATGGTTTTCAAAATCTCCGTCCATTCCTCTTTCGTGATGTTTTTCAATCTTTCAACCGTAGGCTTGGGATAGCCTTTCTTTCGGCAATACGCTTCATAAGTTCCAATGGTCACACCCATATTGGTAGCCCCTCCTAAATCGTCCGGGTCATTTACAAAACCGCCTTCCCACTTCAGGATAAACGGTGCAAGTTTTTTCACATCAGCCATTTTTCTTTTCCTCCTTATCTTTAATTAATGTAGTCCTGCGTGGTGGAATACGACGACCGCATTCGCTGTCAGGCCTGTCACAACGGTTATGCTCGGCATCTTTCAATTGCAGTTCCAGCTCGTGGCACTTATGAATCCATGCCAGCTTATCAGACTGTTCATTACGAAGCTCAACGTATAACGCATCGATCTTGGCGTCACGCTGGGCGATGCGTTCTTCCAGCCAGTCAACCTGCTTACGCTCGTTCTCATCCTCCATCGAATCGGCGGACGCATCCTCTTTCCGTGCGTTAGTCTTGCGGTTCACCCAGAACGTGACACCCCAGCGGACAGCCTCCAATCCTCCGAAAGCCCCGATTATAGCCAACCAGTCGTTTAATTCCATTTCGTCTATTGTTTATCTGAATTATAAAAATACGCACCTCAAAGGTATCCCTATCCGTTGCATCATCGCTGCCAAAGCCCCGAAATCCATTGCCACGATATGACAATAAAAAAAAGAGCCTGCTACGGAATTTAATCCGCAACAAGCTCTTGGTCTTACACATCTGCAAAGATAAAAAATCACATTCCTGTTTCAAACTTTTTCACCTAAAAAAATAGTAGAAATAGATACATGGTAGAAAGTGGGTAGAATCCTAAGAAAAATATCTTTTGTTCTACCCTATTTTTTGAACAGAATTTATCTGATTCATTTCCAATGCTGTTTCCAAGTTCCCCCGGAACTTAGGCTAATAATAAGATACATTATGGTAAAAATGCATAAACTGACCAAGGGTGGACAAACCATTTATCCAGCTACCATCTATGATGCGGTGGTCAACCCCAAGACACGAAAGAGTCTGACCTCGGAACTTTCTGAAATAGATGCTAGAATATCAGGGAAAAAAGAATACTCTGTCGGAAAAAATATTATAAATCCATCGAATCTGACAGATGGATATTATTTGTGGCAAGACGGAAGTTTAAAACAGCTCTCCTCATATTGCGTAACAGTCTACATCTCCATAGAAGGCAATACACAATATCATATTAGTAAGACAGGTGTTGGTGGAGCATATCACGTTATCTTTGACGATAATTTAAAAGTATTGACTGCAATTAAGGACGGAACTGTTATCACCCCTGAAAATGCAGCTTATATAAGACTGTCAATATCTAAATCTCAGTTGGGTGCAGCGCAGATGGAGCTTGGAGATGTGGCAACATCCTATGAGCCTTTTACCGACAACTATGATAACGAGCAGAAGTTTGTGAGGCTTGAAACACAAATGGCGGCTGATAAGACAGAACTTGAAACACAAATGGCGGATAAGAAAAGTGTTTCGTTGGGTAAGAACTTATTTAACAAATTAACCGTAAAGAATGGGTATTATATTGATGCCTCAGGTAATTTAAAAACGAATTCGACCCTGTCTTTATCTCACTATATCAAAGTCAATCCAAATACATCATATTATATCCAAAATACGAATACGGGCGGTGCATCAAATGTCTGGTTTGACAAAGAATTTAATGCGATAGAAGAAGCGGCCAAATCAGGCGTGACTACCTCACCGTCAAACGCTGCTTACATCAGATTAAGCATATCAACTGCTGTCATTGATAATGCAATGTTCTTTGAGGGCGGCACTGCAACACCCTATGAGTCATATACAGAGAATTATGATAATGAGCAAAGGTTTGCGAAACAAGAAAAGGAGATAAATAATACTAATGCAACATTAGATACATTACAGAGTCAAATGCCTAAAGTGGTGGTCGGAAAAAACTTATTTGATCCGGATAAGGCAGGTAATGGATTTTTGCGTCAGAATGGAACAATTGCTAATAGTACCACTTATGTGACGTCCGATTATATAGCCGTAGAGGGGGAGAGGATGATAACAGCTCATCCCCTTGCTTTGGGACCAATTTATTTCAGTCAATACGATTCGGATAAGACATTCATAACTTCCACTCAAAATAAACAGACCTTAACCATTACACTGGAGAGTAATACAGCCTATGTCAGAGCGACATTCTTAGCTTCAAATTACAAGACAGAAGGACAGATTGAGTATGGTTCAACCGCAACTGAATACGAGCCTTTTCATTATGTAATTAGCGAGGAAAGTTTACCCGAAGGCATAGGCAGCGGAACGACACAGGATGAAGTTAAGCAAATTATAAATGAAGAAGTTTTCCCGGCAAAATTAGTATTGCCGTCCAGTTTGTATTTCAAAGCCAATCGGCAAAATAATTTATATTATAAGCAGGCTATAAAGTGCTCATGTCATGATAACTTTGATTTCTCAGTGTCAAACGCCACATTAAAGGTTTTCGACAGGCAATTGTCAGGGGTCCCCGTAGCTGCATCTGTTTTTAATAATAAGCTTACGCTTCGAAAATTTGGAAAATTGTTGCAAGAACTGCAAATCAAATTTAATATACTTGCCAATCCTTCATCCCATAAGACAGTTAAGATATTGGATAGTGGGGATAGTATATCTGATCTGGGTGGCTGGCAAGTTGAATTGAAAAATTTGCTTGAAGAAGATAATGTTACGGTTGAATATATCGGAACCATGATTAACCGCACTAAAACTACCGGTTCCAGTTATGCCGAAGATATTTGGGGTGAGGTACAGAGTGGTGGGAACATGTCCTTTATCACGGAACCCAAAGGGGCAGCAAAGATATTGACCGTTTCGGGGATTACAGAATTACCGGTTACAGGCTATCCCGGTACATCTTACTTGGATGGGAATAGTATATCTTGGGTAGTGAGAGGATTCAGACTGACAGCAGGGAGTGATGGTAAATATAGCGGAAAACTAAAATTGGGGAAATTCAGTTCAGACCCTAATTATGGTGATGGTACGGAAGATGATACGTCAGGAACAGGGAATTTCCCGTCAGGCGGTACAATCACAAAAACACAATCCGCTAATGGTAACACTTTGGCCGGTGATGCAACGATTACATACACATCTGCGGATGATGCGAGGTATAATCCGTTCTGGAATCCGTCAACTGATGAGTTGGATTTCAAATACTACTTCGATTATTGGGGATTTGATGCTCCTGACATCTTCATTCTCCAGTGGGGATACAACGAGGTAAAGTCTTATGAGGACGTAAATTCAGAAAGTGTACAGACTGCCAGATTACGTGCGAAACAAATTATTGATAAATTTCACAACCAGTATCCGGATACTAAATTCGTTTTTGGATTAGAGGTTTATGGTGCTGAACTTATGACTTTTTCGGGCGCTAGTAATAACAACAACAGCCCTAAGAAATATAGTGTATTGTCATTTGCCGAAGAAATCATATCACTGTTTGAAGGAAACGATGATACAGGTAATCCTTATAGCGACTATGTTACTCTTGTTCCTGTTTATGCGATGATGGACAATCTAACAAATACAAAATATTATTGTTCTGTATATCAGTAGATTATAATTATATTTACGGCGGCGAGTAACAGAAAAGTAACAGCAATGATTTTTTTATAGATATATTGCCGCAAATGGTTGAGCGCATGCAAAGATACGATAAAAAAGTGGGATTTCGTGCAACGTCAATGAAATGAGGGGAAAAATCCAATTTTGGGAACGGACGGACTTCTGAGGTGTTTGAATGGCCCAAGCCGACACTGTCTAAAATGACTGCTTACACACAAATGGGGATGTGCCGAGACTCCCTTTTCAAAGAATTTACCCCTGCCACAGATAGTTGTAGCAGGGGTAAATCTTCCTATTCGGACATTGTCCCTCATTGAGCATATATATGGAATGTCCGGATACGGCTGTAAAAAGCTGCATCCGGACATTCCCCGAATAGCCTCGTGCTCCCGCGAGATGATCTCTTCGATTTTACCAAGGACGGTTTAAAGCATCGGATGGAGTAATCGAGAGGAAGTTTTTGGGGAATCGTATATGGCTATCAGTTTGCTTTAATCAAAGAATATCGAGAAATTCCAATATGTACCCATCATACGCATGGAGCCACCACTGGGCCAACAGACCGATTGACAATGTCCAAAACATCAATCCCCAAAACTTGACCGGGTCGCAATCCTTTCCGATAATATACACGACAAACAGCGAGATGAGGGCCAACACTCCAAGCAGCACAAGGATATATGAGAGCCAGATGATACCGACATTGGATTGTTTGTCCAAGCAAGTCATAAATGCTCCGAATAATCCGGATGCAATCATCAATACTACTATATAAGTGGTATTGCTATCCTCATCTTCGGGCATGTATCCTTGAATGAGAATCGTCAATCCAGAAAGTGCCGTCAAGACAAGAAGTACTACTCCTAAAATATATAACATACTAAAACCTGAATGAACAAATGCAATCACCAGTCCCAGTCGAACCGTTCGATATCCTCTTCGACAAGCAAATCACCGGACTGCACCTCGATAAAGGTCAGGTCGGAAATGGCCTTTATCGCATGTTTGACACCTTTATTGATTATAACCGTATCACCTCTGCCGACAACTGACATGACACCGTCGAGTACCAGTTCCCCCTCGCCATCGATGAACGTCCATACTTCATCGCGATGGCGGTGTACCTGATAGCTGATACACTTACCGGATTTGATTTTCAACTGCTTGGTAAGGGATTTGTAACCGTCGGGAAACTCCGCTGTATCGACCACCTTGTATTCGCCCCAACGACGCTCCTCGAACATCGGCCGACGTTGCAGGCGGTCAGCGTAAGTCTTGATGTTTTCGCTCTTGCCCTTGTCCGAAATCAGGATTCCGTCGTTCGATGCCGCGATAACCAGATTCCGTGCACCAATGCACATGATTGGCAGTTCAAGTTCGTTGATGACGTGCGTATTCCCGGATTCATCATCCATAACGACATTACCGATAGTATGTTCCGATAGTCCATCAGTCAGCGTGTTCCATGTGCCGAGGTCTTTCCACTCTCCGGCAAAAGGCACGACTGCGACCGACTGCGCTTTTTCGGCGACCTCATAGTCGAAACTGATTTTCGGGAACTCCCCGTAACGGGAACGGATTTCCGCAAACGTGTCGGCTTTGATGTATCGGGCCACGATATCCGTCATATACCCCAATCGGAAAGCGAATACGCCTCCGTTCCAGAATGCGCCCTCGGAAATCAATCTCCCGGCCGTCGGCACATCCGGCTTCTCGGTGAAACGGGAAACCCGGTATATTCCGGACCCGTCATTGCCGGGCACCGGCACAACATACCCGTATTTGGCTGACGGATAAGTCGGGCGGATACCCATCAGTACCAGTCCGGCCGCATCGTTTTTCACGGCATCCGCCATCCTGCGGATTGTCTCAAAATAACCGGCTTCCGTATAAGGGTCGCAGGGCATGACGATTACAACTTCATCTGCGGGGCATTTCCGTTCGCAGGCCAAATACGAGCTTGCAAGAGCAATAGCAGGGAAAGTATCCCGGCGCTCCGGTTCCGTAACTACGGGAATCCCGGCGCCAAGCTGGTTGATGACGACATCCCGCTGCGACCGACTCGTTGCCACGGTAATCGGGTCGCAGATACCGGCTTCCCGTAATTGCCGCACCACACGTTGCACCATCGACTCTTTCGAGCCGTCAGGCGCGGTCAGCAGCTTGATGAATTGTTTGGAACGTGTATTATTGGAAAGCGGCCACAGGCGTTTGCCCGAGCCGCCGGATAATAATATGATTTGCATAGATTATATCCTTTTATGAGTTTACATCACAATGTCAGGATGCGGGTGGAGCCGTTCTGTCGCAGGTTTTCGCCTATGTGTCGCCGGTGTCGTTCAGCCCGAGGGCGTTCAGCTTGTTGTAGAGGGTGGACTTGCTGAATCCCAGCAGCTTGGCGGCCTTGCGCTTGTTGCCGCCGGTCTGCCGCAAGGCGCTCAGGATGCGCTCCTTCTCCTCGTTCTCCCTTTGCAGGGCGAGGGCGACGGATTCCGCCTGCTCCTTCTCCCGCCGCAGTGCCTCCTCCCGTTCCACCAGCCGGTTGTGCGCCTCTATGGCGTCGGGACGGCTGCGGCGCACGAAGCCGCCCACGCTGTTGTACTGCAACCCCAGCCGGTCGGCGATGG